CGGGGGGCGGCGACGTATCTTTTGCCCGTCCCTCTGCTGCCCAGGTGGTGGAATTGGTAGACACGCAGGTCTCAGAAGCCTAGCGCACGTTTTTCCCCACGATTTCCCATCTTTTCAGATGCTCCCTTTCAGAGGTAAAGCGAGGCCAAGCAACTTTCCCGACGTTTCCGAAGTGCGCTCAATTTCGAACGAAGGTGTAGAAAAGCAGGTGTAGAAATGGTCCAGCCATTTGGCACTTGGTCTACTTCTGGATCTTCGCTGTTTCCGCTGCTTGCTCGGACATAGGGGGGATTGTCGCGGGCCTCTCGGGGAAGGTGCGGATCCGCCAAACTGTTATCGCAGCGCCCACCGCGACCGTGAGGAGCCCAACAATAATGGCATTCCGCAGACCCAAGCGCCCCTTATATTGCTCCAACTTCACGTTCTTTTCGTGTGCTGCCACCTTGGCGGCCTTGAGCTCGATTAAGCTCGGCACCTTCGAAGAGAGATCATCTGCGAACGTCTTTAGCTCTAGAACGATCTTGTTGTATTGTTCTACCTCCTCAAGGACGTCCCCCTTGATGTCCTTTCTCGTGCGAACGTCCGCGATCTGCTGCGTTAGCTTTTCTAACGCGGGCCGAATATCGGCATAGTAGTTGGGTATTACCTCTCGGATTATCTCGGGATGCTCGGTATACGGCGCTAAGGTTTCCCGGATACGTTGGCGCAGAACAACGGTCAGCCAGTCGCACACGTCAAAGTAGGCGCGATATTCATGTCCGAGCGCCTTATCTAAGTTAGCGCGCTGGTAGTCTGCGGGATCACCAACAAGGTGATTTAAACCCACTGCGCACGCTTTCGCTCGGATGATGTGCTCAAGGGCGTTGCGGAGTTCGTTCCATGGTTGAAGGAACGTCTTCTGGTTCAGGTCGGCCTCTTCGCAATAGATCAGATGAGCCTTGGCGTGATTATGTATGATGACGATTTTTCGCCAAAGCTCAGATTCTTCTGGGGACATAAAAAAGCGCCACGTGGTGGCGCTTTGAACAATAGCTTATGGAAGAGGCTTGGCTAGCTCTTCTTTACGCATCGTTTCATACTCAAGCGATGTATAGAATCGGCCGGTCGCCAACCGCACGCTCCCGCGGAAGCGTTGGCTGTGCTCCGAGGTCATTGTCTTGGTCGCGTCGGTTACATCCCCAAACGACGGAAAGGCGACATCGATTACATCGTGCCACCCTCGAACGGCCGGTTGTGCCGGCTCGCGAAGCGTGTTGTGAGAGGCTGCCATAGGAGAAAAGGGTTCAACGGTATACGACGCGCAAGATGCTGAGCAAGTCGCAAGATTTCCGCTCGCACCGAGCGCCACTAGACCCACAGCCGGTGCTTCGGTTCGCGAAACTTGAATGGGTGTCTCGCCAGAAATCATCGGTGCGATGCTGCAAGATGTAAGCAAGTTACGAGCCAATGGGGCTTGGCTCACCTGCGGCTGACATGGGGCTTGTCGGCGCATGCTATGCATCGTTATCGACGCAATTGCAGGTCTTGGGAAGCAAAATGTTCCACGTGAGACAGGTCGGTAAGTATGTCACGTAGGGCCTACAGCTTTCTCTTATCAAGCAATCCGCCGAGCGGCGCATAGCGCGGACATAGCTTACGGACCCATTTGGCTCAGCCCGCCGGTGACGCTGAGGGTCACCGGCGGGCTCCGCTTCTTCTCTGAACGTCCTTCAGAACCAGATTGCGCATGATCTCGCGCTCTGGACTCCCGGCGAATGTCTTCGATGCCAACCACAATGCTCCACCTGGTTGAATTGTCAGTGGACGGAGCGAGTCCGGCGGCGGCCTGGAATCTACCTTCACAAATGCTATCACGTGTGACAGGTAGAATCTGTAGTAGCGCACCCCTTCGAACCGTTCAGCCATGGGGTTCAGCATTCCCACGTCCGTTGAGTCGAACGCTTGGAGCGCGACCGCGAACTCGTCAGGACCGCCAGGACGCGAGTCTATCACCGCGCGTTTGAGCGCTTCCCCGTAAGGACCGACCTTCACGGCATAGAACATCTCGTGGGAACTGACTGCCGCTCGCCAGAGAACAGAGAGGAAAAACATCTTCAGCCGATTGTAATCAAAAGTGGCCAATCGGTAGCCGACATGTTCGCCCAAATGCTCGAGTCGTTCGAACTCATCCCAGCGCTGAAGAAAAAGCTCCGCCCCATAGTCATCCCACGCTGAGAAGCGCCGCTCGCATTCTTCGCATACGATGGACGGGTCATATGCGCCCTTGGGCATCTTCCGCCCGTAGCGCCCAGCCACATTGGTGACGAGGCGTGACGGTTGGCGCTCCGCCGGATCGATCCCGAAAAAGCTTCGGGGCAGGATGTGTGCCTCGATGAGTTTGCGGTCTTCGCCGCAGAGTTGGCAGCGCATCAGATTCAGGATCCAGCGCGGCCGGCCAGGAAGTCGCGCACGGCTGCGGCGGAGTAACGTTTATGGCGGAGCGACGCGATCGGGCGCAGCAGGCCGCGGCGCTCGAGGCGCCAGAGGGTGACCTTGCTGATCTGCAGCGCGGCGCAGACCTGCTCGGCGGTGTAGACGAGGAGTGGGATCGGCGCCGGCGGCGTGGACAAAGCCGGCGGCGGCGATTGCAACTGGGTGCAAAGGTCGGGCATGGCTGGCGGGTAGAACTACGCCCGGGAAGTCAGCTTGAGGCGATTCCGAATCGGTCGTCAGCGGCAAACAGTAGCCGAGTTGAAACGTCTTGCATTGCCCGCGAGAGGGCCGACGGCAGCGGCGGAGGCGCCGTCAGCGATCGCGGCCGACAAACGGGAAACGCCGCGGCGGCGTTTCTGGACCCCAGACAGTTTACTCCTTATGCTTTCAGCAAACGACCGGAACGCATTCCGGCGCGGCGACGGAACGCAGCCGGAGCCTTGGTTTCGAGCCAGGCGATCTTAAACTCGGCCCAGCGGCGTTTGCGTTTCAGCCAGCGGCGAAAACGTCGCGGTCGCTCGCGGTATGACGAAAACCAGCAACTACTACTAGCCAGCTATGACTATGGGAACACTAGTGAATGGCTCGCCATGCGGTCAGCCCCGTCGGCACGCGGGAGCGCCTTGTTCAGTGCCGTATGACGGGAACTCGATGGATCACAACTGGTGGGGCGACGTGCCGCGCTACGACCATTGGGAAGACGCCCGTGTGTGCGATCGCTGCGGTGGAGACGGATGGATCGACTTCCTTGACGGAGACGGAAGCGATAGGCGAGAGGGCAGCCCCAGAGAAGAGAATCATCCTATCACTTGCTGCCGATGCAACGGCACCCGCGAGGTGCGCTGAACGCGAGATTGCGTGACACCATTCCTTCACCCAACCGAGCCGGATGATTACTCGAGCAGTCGTTGTGCACGCCGTTTGGCCTGAGCTGCGTAAGAACGGCGTGCCACAGCGTTCTCTATATCTCTTATTCGGTATTTACCCCTGATATAGGCTGCTACGCCGAGGTTATCCAATTCGCGATATGCGGCAGACCTAGACCTGCAGCCGAGCATTCGCATCACGCCGGCGATCTCGCACGAGATCTGTGGGAGCCGGTCTAGAACCGGCAATAAGTCGATGACCCGATGCACCACACGGCTCACGTCGTCGTCGTTCATTGGCAGCCCGATGACCACTTCCCGCTCGCTGGGGATGCATACCGGAACAGAGACACCAAGTTGTCGCAGCGCGCCGGCGGTTGCCATGCCGCAGATCTAGCGCTTGGCGCCCGCCGTGTCTAGGCGCCAAACCTTCAGTTGGCCCAGCCTCGGGCTTCTGCTTCGTCTCGGTCGACGTTCAGCTTCGGAATGGGGTAGTCGTGCTCACTCAACCACGATCGAACACGCTCGAGTTCAGAGCAGAGTAGAAAGCCCATCGCTTTTGCGGAGGTTGCATCTGAGCAGCGGCCTAGCTGGGCCACGATCGCCGATGCCATGGGATGCACGACGCTGGGGAGCTCGTTCTTGGCCATCCATCGGCGGGTCCAATCCAGTTCTTTCCCGATCACTGATGCTACCTCAATGGCACGTCGAGCAGTCGAGCAGTCGTCGAGTCGCCGGCGGAAATAGAAGATACCAGGGCGAAAGATGCCGACGTCCGCTTCTTCCGGATGATCGATTGCCGATGTCGAGTAAGCGGTCGGGTTTCCTTCAATAACTGTGAACGGCGATGCACTGAATGTCGCAACGTGCGATTGCATGGGAGTTCCTCCAACAGGGAGGGGCGCCCGCCGCGGGGTGAAGAAGCGGACAGAAGTGACCGCCCCAGCTTGCGCTGGCCCGCTGCGAACGCCCCAAAGGGATTCTGCTGGATACCTTCATTTCTTCGATTCTGAGAATCAGGTAGCTTCTTCACGGCTACCTAACGCCGAGAACCACGCAGGATTTCGTCCACGATTCAAGCTATCGCTTCGTGGAAGCGGGCGCGGAATTTCCACCTCCGCAACACCCCGAGCGTTACTTTTCGGACTGGTCCCCTTCGGACGAGACCCACGCCGCGAACTGTTCGCGTAATCGCGCTGACCATAGCCGAAGGAGCTTTGCCGTCTTCCAATCTTCCCGCTGTTCGCAAGCAAGCGCTTCTCTGTCGCACGCGGCTGCCCAACTGAGCACCAAGGACGGATCACGAATGCACTGATTCTCGACCGTCCAATATCGCCAGCCACTACGAATGCCCAACGACCGACATGCGCAAACCAACCTGAGCGCACCGTGCGCCGACCAGATGCTACCGGCGATCGATGGCGAGCTCATACGTGTTTTGCCGTGGTTCGGTATAGGCATGTAGTAGCGGTCACAGCGCAACCGGACCAGGAGACACTTCAATCCACAATGAATGGAGAGCCCCGCCTTCGATTGTGCGTTGCTTCATCAAGCGCTCCGCTATCGCCAAGATGGCGGGCCGCAGGGGGCCTCGGCAGAGCAGCTTCGCTCGCTCATAATGGAGGGTGAAATACTTCGGCAGTTCGTCGTCTCGCATCATCAACAACGCCGCGTTGCGGGCTTGCATGTAGTCGGACTCGTTGAACGTGCCGTCGCGAGTTCCGATGGTAGAATCAGCCGCCGAGCCTGCGAATGCCTCGAGGACGATTTCTCTCACCACCATCGGCTTCCCTTGCTGATAAGCGGAGCGATCCATTCTACCCTCTGCGGTGTCAGAAAACAATGTGTCGATCGCGTGTCCACGGCTCTCCATCCGGAGCAGCCTTTCCACTGTTGATGGAGTTCGAGACAGCACACCTTGCGTTTTTTTCCCCTCGCGCCCATGGATCGCCGCCCGAGCGGGATCGATGGTCAGTAACTTCGAGGGACCGAGAAACCTCGCGATACTCGCAAATGCGAAGTGACCGGCCTCGTGGAGAGCGGTGTTCCACGTCGCATCACTCATGTTGCGAGAACGACGTCTTCGTCGCAGATGTTCGCCGCTTCGATTAGGTCCTGAATGATGATTCGGCTGAGGGGAACGCCGCGCCCAAACTTTGCGTCCATGATGTAATCCGCCGTGCACAGAGCTGCATTCGCGCTCCATGCCGTCGTTTCGGTCCTTGGGTCATATACCTTCTTCCCCTTCACCATCACCTTCACATTTGGGATGCCGGTGGGGAATTTCTCCGCACTCCACTTGAGCCGGATATGGAGGCGCGCGATGCTTTTGCCGAGGTGGTTGCTAGTCCAGTAAGACGGGATCTCCGATTCCCAATCGGTATCGCGTTCGCCGGCACCGACGCCGAGAAACTTTCTCACGCGCGCATAGCCCGCGTAGGTGCCGATCGCGTTGCCCGATCCGTCGAGCGGGACCACCTCGTCGTTGAAATAGACGTCGCCGAGTTCTTCGACTTCGTGGCCAGCAACCACGAGCGCGAAGTAGATATACTCGCGGTTCGTGCCGGCTTCTGTGATCGGATAGAAAACGCCGCTCTTGAGCGCCTGCCCATACACGAGTTCCTGTGGTTCGGCAGCGGTCCGCACCATCGTGGTGCGGCCGGCATTCATCGCGTCTTGAAGCTTGTGGCGGGCCTTCCGTTGGCGGTCGGCGGAGTAGGCGATCGGGCCGGCAAGGACGGCGGCCTGCATGGCTGTGGCAATGGCGGCGGTCGCCCACGCCTGCCCAGCAGTCATACCGGCGGTGATCAAATGGGGAATCGCAAGGAATGCGGGCATTAGACAGCTCCTGGGGCGCCGCGTCGGCGCATGTTTTGAATCTCCGCGATGGTGGCTCGTTTCGTCGCCATCAGCGCTGGCATCAACTCGGCTTTCGTAACACCGGCCGGGATGTGGTAGGTGAAATTATACATCGGAGCGGCTCTCCGGCTGCCCGCTGTTGAGAGTGCGTGATTGGGGATTATCGATCCCGAGAGACCTGGCACAAAGATCTCTGGTCCCTGCTCGCCGACGAGGTATGCGCTGTCTCCACTCACTGGACCGCCCGAAGCTCTTCCGCCTCCGAACTTACCCAAAAAATCGAAGATACCACCCGAGAGGAGACCCGCTAGCGGAGCTGTCACCATATTCCGAAACATCATCCGCGCCAGGTCCATTCCGAGGCCCTTCACGACGTCCGACAGCTTCCCTCCTTCAAACACGGCATTCTCGAATGAACTCGCGATGGAGTTACCGACGTCGGCGGCCAGAGCTTTCTGCTTCTCAAGTAGTGGGATCTGACGCTCGTAGATCGTCGTAAGCTGCTCACGCAGTTTGATCTGCCGCTGGATGTTTTCTGGATCATTTTGATCGCCTGCACCCAGCTCCGCGAGCTTGCGCCGCACGTCCTGTTCGCCGCGCTTCAGGTCATCGAGCCGCACGTCGGGGGGCTTTGTCGAACTTGCCCCGAGCACGTCACCGAACGCCTTGCCTGATTTCTCTTCAGCAACCTCCAGGCGCTTTCGCAGTTCGGCCATCTTGGCGTTTGCCTGCTGAGTCTTCTCTGCCGCTGACGTTTGCGCCTCGTATTTCTGGACGCTGTTGATGGCCTTTGACCCAGCGAACCGCGTAAACGCTTCCGCCTCCTTCCGCAGCGCGAGGATCTGTTGTGCGTCAGTCATCGCAGCGATGCTCGCGGCCTTCTGCACCTCGGCCAGCTTCGCACGTGCGGCGGCCATCTTGTCGAAGAATGCTGGATCCTGCGCTGAGGCGATTTCGTCGGGGGTCTCTTGGCGCGATAGGCCGGACGTGTCGTTGTGACCGAAGAGGCCGGCGAAGCCGACGCCCACGGCCTGCGCCGCCTGGGCTCCGAATGCGACGATGCCCGCCGTCATGCGATCAATCCAGTTCTTCGCATCGGCCAGATTGCTTCGCATCGAAATGATGCTGGCGACCGCCGTCGCTGGAACGCCCGGGATTTTCTCAATGTTTCCGATGACGTGTCGAATCTCGCCACTCACGGCCGTCAGCGCGTTCTGCACCCCTAGGAAACCGAGTGCCATCTGAGCGCCGGGCTTGGTGAATTTGGCTGATGCGCGGGCGACCTGACGATCGAGTTTGTTGAACTCACGCAGGAATTGCGCGGTGTCAGCGGTGATGAAGGCGGTGAGAACTCCGATTGATCGTCCAGCCATGTGAGTTATCCGCGTGCTGCGGGGTTTTTAGCGAGGCGTTTAAGTGCTTGGGCAATCCCTTGCTCGACACCTGCGGCCAGCTCCGTGGCAACGGCATCGCTCGCTGCCAACAGCGCCGGGCGCATGAACGGCTTTGCTGGAACGAAACGGCCCGCTTGAGCCGTTCGCTTGCGGCGAGAAGTGTTCTTCTGTGGCTTCACGGCAACGTGGCCGAACTCGACCAGGTGGGCGTATTTGGCGGGATTGTCGGCGCCACGGACACTCGCACCATGTTTCACTGCGGCGCCGCCGCGGTAGTAACCAGAGGCTGGCCCGACCGCCGCGTATGACGAACGTCCGTTCCGGCCCTTCCGGACCACGAACCCGATGCTTTCCTTCAGCGCGCCTGTCCGCTTAGGGGCGAATTGTTTTGCCGCAGATACGAGAGGCTTCGCTGCTCGTCTCATTGCGACCGCGATCACCTTTTGTTCCGTTTCCTTGGGCAGCGTTCGCAAGACTTCCCGAATCTCCGGAAGGCCTGCGAGTCCCGAGGTAAAGATCGATTTACCGGCCATCGGTGTTTGTGTGACTGCGGAGGTGGCCGGTGAGGTAAGCATGTAATGCCATCTGCCCGGTGCGCCTTTCCCGGCGTTCGACGTCATCGGCTGTTTGGCGCGTGGGCATGAAATCTCTCAGCTCGAACGGTTCTCGATCAGGATCCCGGTGGATGTTGGCCATGACGCATGCAATGAGAGCGAACCGTCGCTCTTCACGGGCTTCCCGGCGTTCCCACGCTTTGACGAGACGCGCGAAGCGCCACTGAGGCATCGAGAAGTATTCTTCATCGGATAGGTTCAGCTCGACGAGGGCGAAGTCCCATGCGTCGAGCTCTGCGCGTTTTTTGGTTCAACCACGCCGGCGTTGACCGCATCCGCGAGCGTTGAGGCGAGGCGCTGACATGCAGCACTCTCGATGGGCACGTGCTCCGCAAGATCGTCCGGAGTTGCGAATGCAACAGCGTCCGCCGGGACGAGACACGCCCACAACCAGGCGACGAGAGCTGGGTAGCTCTTCCGGGGCCTCTGAAGATCGTCGAACTCGAATGGGGCCGGAAGAGTGCCCATGCGATAGAGGGCGCGACGTGTGAACGATATGGAGCGTTCGCGATCCAGTGTGATTTTGAAGATGGCGGCTGTATTCATTCTAGGAAGACGACGTGAGAAGGTGAGGTGCGCGGTCGCGAATCGTCGCCACGGTTTCATCGATCTGCGCCTGCAGTTCCGGCGTGGTGGTCGGGCTCAATGCCTCTCCGACGTCGCTCGCGACTCTCCGAGCTAGGCTGGCGAGTGGGCCCGAATCCTTTTCGCAGGATGAAAGCAGGTCGTGCTGAAAATAGAGTTTCAGGCCATCGGGCGCATCGAGCGCACCGACTGGTTCCACTTCCCTGACGATGTGATCTTTGAGAGCAGAATACTGCGGGAAGTCGCGGATGAATCCGTCGATGCTCTGGATGATATTCATGGAGAGAGATGCGGCGATCGTCAGTCCTGCAAACACGCGAGCTCGAGCTTTCGGAGAAGCGCCGACATTGGCATACCGGGGCGGATAGATGCGCCCGCCTCAATACACGCGAGTTCGAGATGGCGCCGACGGCGAGCGTCTCCGCCAGTCTGCGAGGATGGCGGGCGGCCGAGTGCGCGCTCCAATTCGCGAGCTGCTACGGACGTGTCGGGGTATGCTGGATACGTGACTGGCGAAACGTCGTAGAGTTTTGCGATGCGCTTAATGGTGCGCACAGGAATGGCATCGTCGGACCACGTCTGATCCTCGCGGCGGACGCTGAATGCGAATGAGGACTGATCGACGTCACCACGGCGAAGGCTCTCGATAAGGTCGTGAGCGACCTGCGTATCTGGCGGGTCGATTTCGTAGGCGAGCCCTGTCGCATCGACGTGTAAGCGGCACGTGCCAGATTTCGTGCGCCCCAAAACCAAGTTGGCGTCGTGATTGAAGAGGGCGCGAACATCGTCACCGAGGACGTTCTCGAACGCCCCCGGTGCGATGATCTCAACGAAACCGCCCAGGTTCTCACTCCGAGAATTAAAAATGGCCGCGTAACCGCGGATTAGCGGTTTGCCATTCGCGGTTGTGCGCAACTCGACGCGACCGCAGGTGAAACGTCTCTCGATTCCGGTATTCATGGAGGAGTTCGCACGGTCAGGCACCGAGCTGACGGCGACGCGTTTCCCAAAACTTCCGGATCTCTGGCAACTCCCGATGAAGACGCTCAAGGGATGCCACCGCCTGCCGCTGCTGCGCGAACGCGGAACGCTCGTTGAGCATATCCTCGACGGGAGCTCGCCTGTTGACGGCGGGTTGTCCGACGGCGGACTTGATCGCGGCGATCTTGTTCGGGATTTCCGTCGAGAGCTGCGCGCAAAGTGTGATCGCACGCTCCGCCTCGATGAGGCGTTCGCGGTGTGCAGAGAGGTCTTGAGCGAGCTTTTTCCTCTTCAGGAGAAGGTTGGTCAGTGCGTCGGTGGTGAGCATCGTGATTCGGGTTTGGGGGTTGGCAGTAGGGCGCGAGTGGTCACCAGCCTGAGCCGTCGAGATCTCCACCGCGGATCTGGCGTGCCGCTTCGTTTTCAGCCCGCTGAATCCGGTCGTGCGCGGCGAGCTCGGCTCGGGCATCGCTCAGACTACGTTCCGCTCGCGCCGCGAGGTCACGGTTCTCGTCCAGCAACTTTTCGAGTTTCGTGACGGCGCTCTTTTTGCGTGCGATCTTGGACTCGTGGTTATCGACCCACCATTGGAGTCCGTCGACCGTTTCGTCGATTGCACACAACCCCCACGCGAACTGAGCGGGATCGTCCGCTTGGATCGCCAATTCCAGCCGGCGCGACGAGAAGCGGGCATCATTGATCGCGGCCTTCGCGACGGGCGTGAAGGCCCGCATTTCTGCCAATTGTTGCTGCTCTTCGGCGACTCGACGGGCGAGGATATCCGCGGCCTCTTTGTAGTTCTTCAAGTCTCGAGCGGCTGAACCAATTCGGTTCTGGATTGCCTGCCGAGCAGTGATGGCGCGGCCGCCATGATTTAGATCGGCGTCGGGAGCACCCGCTTCGATTTGGGCATCCAGTTCGGCAATTTCCTTTTCGAGCGCTGATGGTTTCATGAATCGTGCGAATCGTGTTGGTTGCGTGCCGAGACTCCTAATCTGTGCGTCCGCTCTCAATCGGGAGTTGTGACGAGTTGTGACGAGTTGCGGCAATGGGTGGTTTTTTTCGTGCGCGGGGACGGCCGCGTTTGGGCGAAGGGGAGGCAGTGTCACGCTCTCGCCGGATCCGGCTTAACTCACTCAGCGGTATCCGAACCACGCGTGCATTGTGGCGGACGACCCGAAGCTTCCCCGTTGCAACTAGCCAACGCACGGTCCTCGTCGAAATGCCCAAGACAACGGCGACCGTTTCGTAGGACAGGCCGAAATCTCCGCTCGTAATCCCCACTGCGTGTAGCGCCTTAATCTCTTCGACGGTAAGGCCGCGGTCTCTCATCGAGAGCGTGTCGGAGTCAGTCCCAGAAGGAGTCGAGCGCACCAGGTTCATCTGTCACTCCGGGGTTTGGTGCAGCGCCGCACACCGCGCAGCGCCTTGAGGAAGGTATCTGCAGATTGTCGGTATTCGGCAGCTGCTATGAACTCGCCGCGCTCCAACAGCACATGGACAGCTTGGAGCTTCACTGCCCACGTCATCAGCGCTTGGCCGTTGTTCCGTTGGCGCTCGACCGGTAACCGGCGCACCTCCGCCGCGACGACCGCAAGCACCTCGGGAGGCACGCCCATCTTCTCTAAATGACTCTGTGCCTCGAAGCATGTCATCACGCGTCGGCGAACTCGTTCGCACCTTCGGGAGGTTCAACGCTCACATAGGCCCGCGAACGCGGTGTGAGTCCGAGTTCGGCAAGCAGCCGGTGAAGCTGCGCGCGCTCACCGACCATAATTTTCCCGCTGTTTTCTTTCGCGAGAAGGCGTGCCGCGGATCGAACGGCGACGCGATCTGCGCGGGTGAGAACGCCTGGCGCTGCGATCGACACGATCTCATTCCAGCACGCACGAACGTCCGTCGGAAGATCGGCGGGGGGAGCGCCCACCGGTTCGGAGAGACGCGGTTCGCGCGCGCGCCCTCGCCGGCGCTGTGGATCCTTGTGATACGCGCCGCTGAGCTCCAAGAGCGCGGTCGGTTTCCGTGGTCGAGCCATGTTGGAAGTGTGGTTTTGCGGAAGTGAGAAAAAGGCTAACGGTTCGGTGTGGGGCGGAAGGTCGTGAAGATCGAGGCCCCCCGGGGTGGGCAAAATTTGCCCGCCGAAAGTCTGCGTGTCCCATTTTTGGGAATCCTACGAAAAGTGTGCGGTTGCGGGTCGGTTTTTCATGCGGATCGTCTTTGCCGCTTACGCGCTAGGTCTCGGATCAGCTGTTTGTGATCGTTGCGCACGTCCTTCCATTCGCCCTCTTCGTAGCGCGGCGCGTCGGGGAAATCTTCGGGGGGAAACTCTTCTCGCCAGATCGCCTTCCAATTGTCCGGCGCTTCGTCTCTCGGACGATCGAAGAGCGCGACCTTCGGATTCTCGTCAGGCGCCGCCCATCCCTTCTCCATCGCGGACTTAAGCGCGCCGATGGCCTTACCCCGACCCAGCTTTGCACAGATCTGCAGATGCTTCTCGAGGGTGATGATGGTCGGAGTGCGCCCGCGGTTCCGCTCAAGTTGGTAGTGTAGCCATTCCTCCCACGTCTGGAGGAAGCCGGACGCTTCCCTCAGCTCCTCCGGTATGACCAGCCGAACGCGAGAAGCTGGCTTGTCCGCGCGGGACTCGGAGACGCCCGCAGCGCAAGCGAGCGGAGCGAGCTTATTTTCTTGGATACCCTTCGGTGGATTACCTTTGACCCCCTCCAAACGCAAGGGGACCACCGGCTCTGAACAGGGTGGGTGGCCTAGCGTTTGGGGGCGGGGCTCCCCTGTCCTTGAACACACCCCCTGTGTTTGAGTGCCCGCCTCAAACGCAGGGGGTGGTGATGCCCATTGCTCGACAGGCGTTACGTGGAAAATGGTCGTGAATCCTGGTCGATCGACCCGACGAATCATTCCACGCTCTTGAAGGCCTCGAAGCGCCCGCCGGACGGTTTCTGGGCGTAGCAGACACACTTTCGCCATCGAGTCGATCGACGCCCAAACTCCCGCGCCGCCGTCTCGGCGCCCCAGATGAACATAAACCCGCATCTGCTCCGCTGTCAGCCCAGCGTCATCGACAGCTGAGTGAACGAAGATCGGATTCAAAACACACCTCGCAATCCAGCGCTCATGATGCCCCGCTGGGTGAGCGCCCGGCGGAGATCACGAATTTCACGCATCAACGTCGGCGGAGCCGTGGCCGTGATCAGGTCCGCTGTGGTCGCAACGGAACCTCCGGCACACACCGGCCCGCGCGGATGATCCGACGCGTGATGATGGTAACTCATTTGTTCCTCCGCCCGCGTCCGTTCTTCTCTGCACGGCGGCGTCGCTTTAGCCATCGCGATGGGCCGAACGTCTCAACGCTGGCCCGCCAGCCGGCCGCAATCGCGCGATCGATCTTGATGCGCCCGCTTTGGGAAACGCCTCTGCTCATGCGGCGACTCTCTTTCCTTTAAGAAACTGCCGCACCGAGTCGGCGCTATAGAGCTTGTGTCGAATCCCCGGCACGGCTTTCAGCAAGCCTCGCTTCTCCAGGCGCCAAAGTGTGACGGAGCTAATCGACAACGCTGCACAAAGTTCAGCAGCGGTATATGCCAGCTTTGATTGGACCGCTGGTAGGGCCTCAGGCGATTGATTCATCGCCGTCCCAGTTTATTGCTGACGGCTGCATTGCAATGCCTGCAAAGGCGGTGAAAGGCGACAAAAGGCGGAAGTTGGCGACAAAAGGCGACGCGCGACGGTTCGGGCTCCACTTCTTTTGGGTTTCTGGAGCGACCGAACGGCTAAAAACGCACTTTCTGGTTGTTCATGCCGACCGTCGAACACACGCTCGCAGCGCGAGCGCGATCGGTTGTGTGCGGCTACGCGAAGCTAACCTTCGCCGCCTGGCTTTGGCTGTGCTCTTGGCGAAGGTGGCCATAAGTTTCCATTGCCAGCGTGCCACCGTCGGAATGTCCCAGCCATCTGGATACGGTCGGTATGTCGACGCCGCTTTCGATGCAGCGTGTCGCGAAGAAATGTCGCAGATCGTGATGCGTTAGAGGCTTCAGGCCTGCACTCACGCATGCGGAATAAAGCGCTCCGAGAGCGCCGCCAACGCGGAGCACCGGTGCGTCTAGCGCTTCCTCGCCGCGCCGCCGCCGGATTTCCCGCAGCAGCTTTTCCAGATCGGGAAACAGTGGGATGGTTCGCCAGCTAGAGTCCGTTTTCGTGCCGGGCACGTTCAGGAGTTTCTTGTCGAAATCGACATCCCGCCATCGCACGGCCGTGGCTTCCCGCCGGCGATTACCCGAGAAGGCGAGGAACGCACAAAAGTCCGTGCAATCCTCCGACCACCTCGAGCCGTTCGCCGCGATTCGTTTGAGCACGTCCTGGAACTGCGCGGGGGAGGGTAGATCGAGACGCTTCTTCTTCACCGGCGCCTTGGTGACCTCGTCGGCGGGATTCTTGTAGATCACTCCTTGGTCACGCGCGATCTCGAACACCGCACGCAGGGCATCGACGGCTTTGTTGAACGCCGAGGACGACATGCCGTCGCGTTTCGTCTTCACGCGCGGTGCGATGAAGCCCGTTCCGGTGCGTAAGGCGTGAGCCGCCCACGTGCGGCAATCGATCGCCGTGACGCGGCGAATGTCGCGGCTCGGCAACTCGGGCCAGGTTGTAACGACAGCTTTTATTGCGGTTGCTCGACGTTCTCGCGTCGCTGACGCGATCGACACGTCGTGTTCCGTCCGCTGCTTGAAGATGCCGATGAAGTGCCCAACCGACATCTCCTCCGCGCCCGCCGTGCGAGCTTCCCCGCGCTCACGCAGACCTTGCGCGCGGAGCTCTTTTTCGACGTCGCCGAGCCGTAGTTTTGCGACTGAGAAGAGAGTGGTTTCGAGGGTGCGCCATTTCTGCTTGCCGTTGACTTTGACGCGCGCGTAGTAGGTTCCGCTCACGCGGTTGCGAAGCAGGTTCGTGACGTTCGTTCTTTCCCACTGTCCCGCCTTCTGATCGCCGTCTGTCATGGCGGAAAGAGTAGAAGAGGGGTGTAGAAAAGAGCCAACAACGAAGTTGTAGAGCTGCCGTAAGTGACGCTAAGTTATTAGTTTGCCCAGGTGGTGGAATTGGTAGACACGCAGGTCTCAGAAGCCTGTGTCGCAAGACATCCGGGTTCGAGTCCCGGCTTGGGNACCATTA